AGCACTAGCAGAATCAATACTTATACAAGACAGTCCTTATATACCTGACTGGTCTATAGCGGCAGAGCTGGCTATTTTTATTGTTTTTGTTTTAGTCGTTTGGTTGGTTATACACAACACGGGCATGACTGCTGGTGCCATAAGTTATATTTTAGGTACATTTTTTCTAGCCTATTTAGGTTTTTGGATGATACAAAACGGTTTATTAATAGATGTAACATGGACATTAGTAGCTGGTTTTATTACAGGAGCCATAGCTTTTTATTTAAGATTTAGACAACAATTTAAACTACGCTTACAAATTAAAAAACAATTTGAGCATTACCTAGACCCAAGACAGGTAAAAAGACTACAAGATAATCCAAGCTTGTTAAAGTTAGGTGGTGAGAGGCGTGTTTGCAGCTTTCTTTTTACAGATGTGCGTGGCTTTACTTCTTTGTCAGAAAAATTAGAACCAGAAGAAGTTACAGACATAATGAACAAAGCTCTAACAGTACAGGTTGATTGTGTACAAAAAAATGGTGGCATGGTAGATAAATTTATAGGCGATGCATGTATGGCTATATTTAACGCACCACTAGACTTAGAAAACCATGCAGAGCTTGCTGTTAAGACAGCTATTGAAATACAAGAAGCTATAAAAGAACTCAATAAAGAATTGCCACATAAAATAGCTATTGGTGTGGGTGTAAACACAGGTGAGGCTGTAATAGCCAACGTAGGTAGCGACACTCGGTTTGATTATTCAGCTATAGGTGATGCTGTAAATACAGCAGCCAGACTAGAGTCTGCAACAAAAGAAGTGGGTGTAGATATATTAATTGGAGAAAACACTGCCCAAAGTGTTAAATATAAGTTAAAATCTTTAAAAGCAATAAAAGTTAAAGGTAAAGCGAAAGCTTTAAAAATTTATACACTAAAATAGCATGGCTAGAAATTATAAAAAAGAATACAGAGAGTATCACAGCAAACGCGAGCAAAAAGAAAACAGAGCTATGAGAAATGCCGCAAGGGCAATAATGAAAAAATTAGGCAAAACATATACTGGCGATTCTAGGGATGTTGCTCACAAAGACAACAATCCAAGAAATAATAAACCTTCTAACTTAGTAATGCAAAGCAAGAAAAAAAACCGTTCAAAAAAGTGAGATTTATGGCAACAACAAAAGAAGCAATAAATAAAATAGAAACTCATGAAAAAGAATGTTCTATCAGATATTCAAATATAGAAAAAAGACTAGAAGATGGTGCAAAAAGATTTGATAAATTAGAAAACATGATATGGGCGGTATATCCGTTTATTTTAGTGTCATTGGTTTTGTCCAGATTTGTTTAGTGAAACAAAAACTAAAACTTTTTTATAATTGGTTTGTAAGTCTATTTCAAACACGTTATAAAATAATAGTATCTTTTAATAAAGAGTATGGAGATACTGATGATAAAAGCTATATGTCAAAAAAAATACTTATACAAAAAGAAAAACATCTTAAATTTAGAACTCTCGATAAAAAATTAATTGAATATAGAAGCTCCACAGGATTAAACTATATTATTGAGGAAGACGAATAATGCAACAAGTTTTAATAGGAATAATTATAGTGTTAGGGCTTGGTGGCTATTGGTTATATAACGAAAACGTAACCTTAAAAGCTAACAATCTTAGCTTAGAAAAAGCTATAGCCACGCAAGAAGAAGCTATAAAAACTTTACAAAATGATTTTGAGCTACAAACAACACAGCTAAACGAGCTTAGTCTTAAAAGCCAAGCGGCACAAAGAGAGCTAAACAGATACACACAATTTATAAAAGACTATGAACTATCTGCAAAAATACTTGCAGACCCAGTAGAAATGGAAAGGAAAATAAATAATGGTACAAAACATATCATGGAAGACATCGAGAAAATCAGCAATGTTGTTGATGACCTTGATGATGGCTTGCAGTTGCAGTCTGATTCCGACTAAACAAATAGAGGTTACAGCAAAACCACTAGATAGGAAAATAGTACAACCTATTATGCCTAGAGAAATAGACTTAAAAGAGCCTATGTGGATTGTTGTTACTCCTGATAATTGGGAAGAACAATTAGCTAGAATAGAAGAACAAGAAGGAGAATTAGTATTTTTAGCTATGACAATACCTGATTACGAGGTCATGGCTTATAATATGCAAGAACTAAAAAGGTATATAAATGAACTTAAAGAAGTTGTTGTGTATTATAGGAAGGTTACTACAACTAAAAATGGAGATAAATAAAATGAAAATATCACAAGATGGTATAGATTTAATAAAACACTTTGAGGGATGTCCCATGAAAGACGGCATGGTTGTTTCTTACAGATGCCCAGCAGACAAGCCAACCATAGGGTTTGGTAGCTTAAAGCTTATTGATGGCAGTCCTGTACAGGATGGCATGACTATAAGCAAACAAGATGCAGAAGATTTGTTAGCACATGAACTGCATGAGTATGAAGGTTATATTAATGACATGGTAAATGTTGATTTAAAACAAAACGAATTTGATGCTCTTGTTTCTTGGGTATTTAATTTAGGACCAAGCAATCTATCTGCTTCTACGTTATTAAAAGTTTTGAATAATAAAGACTGGGCAGATGTACCCAACCAAATTAAAAGATGGAATAAAGTGTCTGGCGTGCCAAACGAAGGTTTAATGAAAAGAAGAAATGCAGAAGCATTGTTGTTTGAAGGCAAAGAATGGGGTAAAGTCTAGTAGACATGCTTGTTTGTGGATGTTCTCATATCTCCTCTCTCCCACAGAGTATGTCGGGAGAGTCAAAAACGTCCTTTAAAACTAATTGGCTCTCCACCTAATGCTAAATTTAGAAAATATAAAATCATTTGATGCCTTATCAAGAGATGAGCAAGTTGAAGCGCTTACGTTAATTGATAAGTGGAAAAATCTAAACTCAAGAGATAAATGTAGAGATAATTTTTTAGAATTTGTTAAATATCAATGGGATGGCTTTATAATGGGAAGACATCACAAAGTTTTAGCAGAAAAACTAAACCGTATATCTCAAGGCAAATGCAAAAGGTTAATGGTTATGTTGCCACCTAGACATTCAAAGTCAGAGTTTGCATCCACCTATTTTCCTGCATGGATGATGGGTTTAAACCCAAGTTTGAAAATTATACAAGCAACTCACACAGCTGAGTTAGCTGTTAGGTTTGGCAGAAGAGTGCGTAACATTATAGATAGCGAAGAGTATCAAACCATATTTCCAAACATAAGCTTATCCGGTGATAACAAGTCAGCAGGACGTTGGACAACCGATGATGGCGGAGAAGCTTTTTATTCAGGAGTGGGTGGCGCAATAACAGGTCGTGGCGCTGATTTACTTATTATTGATGACCCACACTCAGAACAAGATGCTATGTCGCCGACTGCAATGGATGCAGCTTGGGAGTGGTACACATCTGGACCACGACAAAGATTGCAGCCCGGCGGCACCATCGTTTTAGTTATGACAAGATGGAGTACAAAAGATTTAGCTGGTAGATTGCTTAAAAGACAATCAGAAACGCATGCCGACCAATGGGAAGTTGTAGAGTTTCCAGCCATTATGCCCGACTCAGAAGAGCCTCTTTGGAGTGAGTTTTGGAAAAAAGAAGAACTATTATCTGTAAAGGCTTCATTACCTGTAAGCAAGTGGAACGCACAATGGATGCAAAACCCAACGGCTGAAAGTGGTTCTATAGTAAAAAGAGATTGGTGGCAAAGATGGGAAAGCGAAACGATACCTACCTGTCAATGTATAGTGCAAAGTTACGATACTGCTTTCAGCGCAAAAGAAACAGCAGACTATTCTGCAATCACTACATGGGGTATTTTTGACCCTGAAGACGGTAGTGAAAGTGCAATAATTTTATTAGACGCAAGTAGACATAGAGTAGATTTTCCTGAGCTTAAAAATATAGCTATGGAAGAATATAAATATTGGGAGCCAGATATAGTGTTAATAGAGGCAAAAGCAAGTGGAACACCCCTTACCCAAGAGCTTAGAAAGATAGGCATACCTGTACAAGCATATTCTCCTAGCAGAGGACAAGACAAAGTTGCAAGAATGAACTCTATTGCACCTATGTTTGAAAGTGGTATGGTATATGCTACAGAAGATGCTTTTGCAGAAGAAGTAATAGAAGAGCTGGCTGCCTTTCCTTTTGGAGAAAACGATGACTTTTGCGACTCAACTACAATGGCTATGATGAGAATAAGACAAGGCGGTTTAATAGAATTAGACAGCGACTATCAAGATGATATGCAAGTAGATAGAAAAGCGCTGTCATATTATTAGCATATTTGTTACATTTACACAGAAAAGTGGTAATAATTAAGGCAAAAAGGTAAAATCAAAACAATATGGTTATAGAAAGAAAATTAGGCACAGAAGATAATCCAGATATTAGAGACCAAACTAAATCTGTAAGTGTACCAAACGAAGAGTTTGCAGTAGAGCAACCAGTACCAACATTTGATGAACAAATGCTAGATGCTTTAGAAATTAGTATTACGGATGATGCGATAGTTTTTGATGAACCAATAGAAAATAGTGAGCCTGAAATACCTTTTGACGCAAATCTTGTTGATGTTTTAGATGATTCTATATTAGGAGTTATGGCATCCAAGCTTATAAATGCAGTTGAAAACGACAAAGAATCAAGAAAAGAATGGGAAAAAACATACACAGACGGCCTTAAATACTTAGGTATGCGGTTTGACGACCAAAGAAGTCAACCATTTGAAGGTTCTAGTGGTGTAATACACCCAATTTTATCAGAAGCTGTGACACAGTTTCAGGCACAAGCCTACAAAGAACTTTTACCTGCGCAAGGTCCAATTAAGACACAAGTAGTTGGACAAAGAGATGCAAACACAGAAATGCAGGCTGAAAGAGTGTCAGAGTTTATGAATTATTACATCATGAACGAAATGCCTGAGTATGACCCAGATTTAGACCAACTATTATTTTACTTGCCTTTATCAGGTAGTGCATTTAAAAAAGTATATTACGACGCTGCAAAAGGCAGACCTATGAGCAAGTTTATACCTGCTGAAGATTTATTAGTGCCATACAACGCAACAGACTTGCTTTCTGCTGAAAGAGTGACGCATGTGGTTTCTATGAGTAATAACGAAGTAAGAAAATTACAACTTTCAGGATTCTATGCAGACATAAGTTTGACAGACAACGAAACCATGGTTCGTGATGAAATAGACAAAGAAATAGACAAAATACAAGGAGTAGAGCCTGATTATGGTGAAGATGAGCAAAGAAAACTTTATGAAATACATACAGTAGCAGAGATTGAAGGGTTTGAAGACGTTGATAATGCAGGAGAACCAACAGGTCTTAAAATACCTTACATAATTACAATAGACGAATCTTCACAAAAAATACTATCTATAAGAAGAAACTTTCTTGAGCAAGATCCTTACAAAAACAAGATTAATTATTTCGTGCAATATAAATTTTTACCAGGACTAGGTTTTTATGGATTAGGTTTATCTCACATGATTGGTGGTCTGTCCAAAGCATCTACATCAATTCTAAGACAATTAATCGATGCAGGAACTCTAAGTAATCTACCAGCTGGATTTAAAGCCAGAGGGATGAGAATAAGAGATGAGGACGACCCCCTACAACCTGGAGAGTTTAGAGATATTGATACAACAGGCGGATCACTTCGAGAAAACCTTATACCTTTACCTATAAAAGAACCTAGCAACGTTTTGATGTCTTTACTTGGCATATTGGTAGACTCTGGTAAAAGATTCGCAGCCATAGCAGATATGAATGTAGGCGATATGAATCAAGCCATGCCAGTCGGTACTACCGTAGCTTTGTTAGAAAGAGGCACCAAAGTTATGAGTGCCATACACAAAAGATTACATTATGCACAAAAAGTAGAGTTTGGTTTGCTCTCTAAAGTTTTTGGAGAATATTTGCCTCCTGTCTATAACTACCAAGTAGGATCTGGACCAGGAGAAATAAAACAACAGGATTTTGACGACAGAGTAGATGTCATACCAGTATCAGATCCAAATATATTTTCACAAAGTCAAAGAGTTACCCTTGCACAAGAGCTGTTACAAATGGTGCAATCGAATCCAGAAATACATGGACCTATGGGCATACACGAGGCATACAAAAGAATGTATGCTGCGTTAGGCGTAGATAATGTAGATGCGTTATTACAACCGCCACCAGACATGTCCCCTAAACCTGTTGATGCAGGATTAGAAAACGCAGGTTTATTATTGGGGCAACCAGCACAAGCGTTCCCAGAGCAGAATCATCAAGCACACCTTGAGGTTCATAAAAGTTTATTTTTAACAAGCATAGTAAAAGAGAGTGCACAAGTACAAGCGTTGATAATTAGTCATTGCATGCAACACTTACAGTTTTTAGCTGCGCAAATGGCTCAAGAACAAATGCCACCAGAAATGCAACAACGTATGCAAGAAATCCAAGCTCAACTTCAACAGGTTTCCCCAGAAGAAGCACAAGCGATTAACCAACAGATGCAAGTTATGATGGAGCAATATAGCTCAAGTATTATGGCTCAATTGGCCTCAGAATTTTTACAATCTATTGGTATGTCTGGTGAAGGAGATCCATTGGTTGACATAAGAAAACAAGAATTACAACTGCGAGACAAAGAGTTAGATCTAGAAGCAGATCAGTTTGTAAGTAAACAAAATCAAAGAGCAGAAGAAAAAGCTGTTGATGCACAAATACAACTCCAGCGTATGAATGTGCAAAAAGATATAGCAGATGATAAACTCGGGGTAGCAATAGATAGATTAAAACAAAATGCTGATCTTAAATTGTTAGAACTAGAAAATAAAATAAAGGGGTTATTATGACAACATCTTATAAAGTACAAGCTCGCAAAGAGTTAAAAGCACAGAAAAAAATCGAAAGAGAAATAGAGGCTTTAGAGCAAAAAGCAGCTCGCGAAGAAGAAGAAAGAAAACATCAAGCAAACATGGAAAGAATTGTTAAAAAGATGGAAAGGATAAAAAAAGGTTTACCGGTTGAGGATCCAAAGCCAGCGGTTAAACCAAAAAGCAAATCAAAGCCAAAAGCTGTTGCTAAACCTAAACCAAAAGTTAAAAAGCCTGGCAGACCAAAAAAATCTAAGTAATGGATGAAATAGAACTTTTAGACAAAATTAAAAAATTACTTGAGAATAGAGAAAGTCAAATTCAAGAAACACTCATGTCTGGAAGTTTGAAAGATATGGAACATTACAAATATTTGCAAGGTGAGCTAAATGCTCTATACTATATTGCAAACGAACTTAGCGATTTACATAAGGCTAATTGATGGCGAAAGCAGAAGAAAAAAAAATTATAACTCCAAACGTAGCAAGTGCGTATGTGAGTCCCTCCGACAAAGTATTAGAT